ACATCAGACTTCGCTAACAGCTGTGGCTTAATCTTCCAAAAGGAAGGTGCTGGAGTTGTAGAAGCTATTGGACCACAGGTTCAAGTAACTTCTGGAGACGTTTCAGTTGTATACCAAGGTGATGTAATACTTGGACGTTTAGCTATGGGAGCAGATTTTTTAAACCCTGCTGCTTGTGTTGAACTAATCGCTGGTGCTGCTGTAGGTTCTACAGGTAACGCCGCATTTGGTGCTACATATCCAGCTAACGCTTAATTTTTTATTTTTTATACGGGGGCTTCGGCTCCCCTTTTTTCTTATGGCAACCACAACTATTGACATCGACACCGAACTGTCCGCAGTAAACAATATACTGGGGGCTATAGGTCAATCACCTTTAACAACTCTTAATTTTGACAACCCAGAAGTATCATTTATATACAACCTACTCCGTGATGCCAACGTAGACACGCAGGCAGAGGGGTGGCACTTTAACACAGAGAAGCATGTAAAATATACACCTGATTCTGTGACTGGTAAAATAGCTATAGGTAATGATATACTATCCATGGATGTACACGATAACCATATACGTAGAAACTATAACCTTGTACGTCGTAATGGATTTTTGTATGACAAGCAAGATCATACTGATGTCTTCACAGTAGACAGTATAGATCTTGATGTTGTTAGATTATATAACTTTGAAGATTTACCAACAGTATTTAGACGATTTATTACATATAGAGCATCTGCCGCAGCAGCTACACAGCTAGTTGCAAACCCTAACCTAGTAAGATTATTAACAAATCAAGCTGGTTTAGCTAGAGCAGCTCTACAAGAATACGAGTGCAACCAAGGAGACCACAACATGTTTGGATTCCCTGATGATACTGCATATCAAACTTACCAACCTTGGAGAAACCTTAGACGATAATGGCAAGCGTAACACAAACTATCCCTCAGTTCTCACTAGGTATGTCAGAACAGCCTGACAACCTAAAGTTCCCCGGCCAAGTAACAGAAATAGTAAACGCTATACCAGACGTTACTAGGGGACTGTTTAAAAGACCGGGTGCTAAAAGAATAGGAACCAGTCCACTAGCTAATGTACAGAGTGGTGGATCTTGGTTTCATTATTTTCGTGATGAGACAGAGGGATCATATATAGGACAAGTAGCAGCTGATGGTCAGGTCAGAGTATGGCGTTGTAGTGACGGTACACAGATGACTACAGCTTACGGCACAGGCGGACAGACTGCTATACAAAATTATCTAGCTACAAGCACACCAGAGAACTTACAGTTTCTAACTATCAATGATACTACATTTGTTAGCAGTCGTGATAGTACTAACTCTAACACATTAGTAGGTGAGACTGGTACATCAACAGCTAGACCAGATGCACACTTTGCAATGCTGGAATTATTACGAACAGAAAACGGAAGACAATATGGTGTGGATGTATTTAGAACCGCTGACGTCACAACTCTTACTCGTGCTACACGTATTAAAATATCAGATGATACTTTATTTGAAGGCGATGGGTCAGGTTCGTGCCCGGGAATTGGTACACAAGTATTTAGTGTGGACTCAGGTTCAAAAAAAAACTTAATATTTAGAATTAATGCTTTAGGTCAGCAAGGTGTAAGCCCTAACTACCAAGCAACGAATAGTGATGGACCAGACGGAGACAACTACCAGTGTAGCTATCAACGTGAAGTAGTGTTACTGCATGGTGGTGAAGGTTGGGTTGTAGGTGACACAGTTACAGTAACTCTTGACTCTGCAAAAGGTGGAGGTGGTACTACAAAAGCTGCTGCACAAACAACAGATGCAACCTATACTATACGTGTAGAAGAGATAGAAACTACTCAGGTAAATGCTACAATCAGTAGTAATGGTGACGGGCTTATACGTCCAGAGCCTACACCTTTTGATGCACAAACAGCTGTAACTGCTGACACAATTATTGGTGGTATTATATCAGAATTACCTAGTGGTATAAACGGTAAACAAATAGGTAATGGCATCTATCTATCTAGCTCTAACTCATTTACAGTTAACGTAGTCGAAAATGATTTAATGAGAGTCATGCAAGGCTCAGTCAATGACGTACAATCGTTACCAAACCAGTGTAAACATGGCTATATAGTTAGAGTAGCTAACGCACTACGATCAGAAGAGGATGACTACTACCTAAAATTTGAAGGTCAAAACGATAAAGATGGTAGTGGATCTTGGACTGAGTGTGCTTTACCGGGTATTACTACAACGTTAACTAATATGCCTTTAGTTATACAGCGTACAGGTACAACTACATTTACTGTAAAGCAGTTTACATATGGTGACAGGGATGTAGGAGATACATTTACAAACCCTATGCCATCATTTGTAGGTAAACGTATTAACAAGGTGCTATTCTTTCGTAACAGATTAGCGTTTTTAGCAGGCGAGAATGTTGTTACATCTAGACCCGGTACGTTAGGAACCCCTAACTTCTTTATAGAAACAGCTCTAACAGTATCAGTAGCTGACCCTGTAGATATATCAGCAGCATCTATGTTTCCATCTGATCTATTTGATGGTATAGAAATTAATGCTGGTTTACTTGTGTTTAGTACAAACCAACAGTTTTTACTTGCATCAGATGATACAGTCTTTAACCCTGATACAGCTAAACTACGAAGCATAGCTACGTTTAACTATAACGAAAACATGCCTCCTATCTCGCTTGGAACTACAATAGCTTATATAGATAACTCTGGTAAGTTTAGTAGATTTAACGAGATGGCTAACTCAGCACGAGAAGGAGAGCCTAATGTAATAGAGGTTAGTAAGGTGGTTCCTACATTACTACCTAAAAATATAGACCTAATAACTAACTCAAGAGAAAACTCTGTTGTGTTAATAGGTAAGACAGGAACAGACGAGGTATTTGGATACAAGTACTTTCAGTCCGCAGACAAACGAGTACAAGCTGCATGGTTTAAATGGAAACTAAACAATCCATTAACTTATCATTTTATTATTAATGATGAGTATTTCTTTTTAGATAGTGATTACTATTTGCAAAGCATTAAGCTAGTACAGACTGACTCAGACCCCAGTATAGTACAAGATACAGTTGACTTTTTATTACATGTAGATAATCATACTACTGTAAGTGGTGGCAGTTTTAGTGCAGCTACAAACCTAACTACCTTTTCTAGTGTCAGTTGGTTAAGCTCAGTCACAACTCCTAACCACGACCTAGTTGTAATAGATACAGATACTAGCTCCGCACGAGTTGGTAGGTATGCTAAACCTACAGTGTCAGGTACAAACTTTACTGTGCCCGGTAATTGGTCTAGTGCAACACTTACAATAGGCTATATTTACCCGTATGAAGTTAAACTACCTACACTTTATCCTACTAAAATAGATGGTTCACGAGCTACAGCAGACGTAAACTCCTCTTTAGTATTACATAGAGTTAAGTTTCACTTTGGTAAAGTAGGTCTATACGAAACCACACTTGAACGTGTAGGTAAAACAGATTACACAGAAGTATACGAGTCTACAGAACTTGACGAGTACGACGCATCTGATGCACCATACTTAGAAGAGTTTATTAAGACTGTACCTGTATATGAAAAAAACACAAATGTTGAGATAACACTCAAATCATCACACCCTGCCCCAGCTACGCTTAGATCGTTGTCATGGGAAGGGGATTACTCACCCAAATATTATCGCCGTGTATAACGTACAATTAACAGCACAAGAACTTGGATACCTTTATTGGAGAATGAAAACCAATAGATACTATGAAAGGTATGTCCAGAGAGGTATGAAGCAAATGCCTTGGGAGCCGTGGATGGCAGATACAATAAAAAAGTTAGAACCAATATATGAAACCATTAAGTAAATACATTCATCCGATTACAGTTAAGGCTGCCTTAGAGGTAGCCACTAACCTACGCTCAGACGACCTCAGAGAGATCTCAGAGGGCCACGGAATAGATCCTATGGTATATCTGCCCCTAATGGCTCTTGAGCCCTCCTGTGTGTATTTTACGTCGCCTAGCGGCAAGACTGCTGGTATGGCTGGTGTAGGAAAAGAAGGAGATATATGGATGCTCTGCACCCCAGTAATCCACGAGAAACCAATTTTATTTGCAAGAGAAGCTAAACGGTATGTCGATAGCCGTCCCGAGCGTCTCCTTTGGAATAAAGTTGACAGTAGGAACACAGTGCATTTAAAACTGTTAAAGTTCCTTGGCTTTAAATTTTTACGTAAGTTAAAATACGGGCCGAACAATATAACATTTATAGAATTTTGCCGTGTGCATGGATGCTAACGCTGGACTACGAGCCCAGCAAAAACAGAAAGCTAGAGAGAAAGACTCTGTATATGCTCAACAAGCATTAAAGTTTTTTAACAAAGAAACTAGCTTAAAACGAACACAGACTAGAAACCTTATAGGATATGGTCGTGACCTTAGTGACGCCTATGTTCAAGCTTTATACAAGCAAGGTAAAGGTAGACTGGCTGTACAAGAATCTGCTAGAAAGTTTTATAGTAATAAAGCTAGAGGTAAATCTTTACAGGCTGGTAGATCTAAAACAGCTGGTAGAAACAACTACCTAAACTATTTAAAAACTAGAGCAAAAGTAGACAGTGTAATGAACGCTACGTTTGGTCGAAATATGGCTTATGCTCAGACTGGAGCTAGGCGTAAATATCTAAACAAAAACGCAAAAGCACGTGAAGCACTGGGTATACCAGCAGCATACGGTGCACCTGTAATGTTGTCACCAACAGATAGATTTAGCGGATTCCTTAACTTTACTTTCCAAGCTCTTGGTACTGCTGGTAGCTTGGGCTGGAATCCATTTGGTGGTAATAATTCAGATATTAAACTAAAAGAAAATATAGAACAGGTAGGTGTATCTCCTGATGGGTATAAGGTCTACGAATTTAACTATAGAGATGACTTTACCAACACACGTTATCGTGGAGCTATGGCTCAAGATGTTGTTAAGAAAAATCCTATGGCTGTAGATATACAGGATAATTATTTCACTGTAGATTATAGTAAAATAGACGTTGACATGGAGGTAGTATGACATCATCTTATGGAAACGTCGTAGGTACTCCACAAGACGAGATACCTAATATTAGTGATACTAATTATTTAGCGACAGAAGCTGACATGACAGCTAAAGTCAACGAACAGATTGACGAAAACATTAAAGATACT